CTATTTTGTGTATAGAATCTAGCAGGAGCTCTAGTTTTAATTTCATCTAAAGTTTCTCTTGATTTGGCATTTGTTACAGGTTCTTGTAGGCCAAGTGTAAATGTAATAGTTTCGCTTCTGCCATTACGTGATGTATACGGTAAGCTCACTGTTACTGATTGAATTTCATTTGGATTAATTACATATTCTAAACCATTTGAAGTTCTTAGATATGTTCTATATGTGCCTACAGGTATTTTTGAAAATATACCATCACCAAAATTAATTGTAATAGTATCATTAGCACCTGACTCTACTGAGTAAACTGTTCTTTGTTGTCCGTCCACTGAAGGTGTAGCACCCACACCATAAATTGAATCTACTTTAGTCCACTCAGTTAATGTTGTTCCGTCTACTTCAAATAACCATACGTCTAAATTATTAACGCCATCAATGGCAACGTCAACTTCTCTGTTTGAAATACGCTCACCTAGATTAAATTGTTGATTAATCAATGAACCTTGTTTAAAGTAAAAGAAATAACCTGTGTTTGCTGAACCATAACCTAGTTTATCGTTACGATAAAGAACATTCATGGCACCGTCTGGTTGTGGTGCTGGTTCGTAGATATATGTCTTGTTTGCTGATGTTGCTGAAGTAACTTCAAAGGTTGTGCCTACACCATCCACTGTGGCATTAAAAGGAACAACTGGCAAGTAACCTGCTGTTACATTTAATTCATATTCATCTGTTTGCACACCTAATATGCTCTGACCGTGTCCTGGACGACCGTAACGTTGACTACTGACCATTGCGGCATTCATAATAGCATTAAATTGTTCAAACCAATCAGCATTAGTAGCATCATTCCAACGAATGGTTGCACCTGATAAGTTTAAACCATTATAGTCAGTTACTGACTCTGTAGTTGACACTGCTGTAACTTTAATATAGCCTTGTGCGTTTTGATTACGTTTAGGTTTATAACCAACTAGCTCTGCTAGTTTAACCACTGAGTCTCTACGCTCTGCTGTGTCAATAAAGTTTTCACGAGCGTTTAAGTCATTACGGAATGCTAGACCTTGGCCCATAAATGCCATTAAGTCTAGTAGGGCAATAAACTCACTCGATTCTGTAAAGTCGTTGAACGTCTCAGGATAATATAATCTGAGGTAATCAACCATTGACTTTCTTAGAGTCTCATAGTCGTAACTTTGTAGGTCTGCTTCACGGAAAGTCTGGTATAATCTTTTCCAGTCTTCCGCTCCAAATATTGATGTTTGTCTAGTAGTCTTAGCCATAATATCTCTCTGTTATCCAATATTTATCACTTTAGATAACTGCGTATATTATTACTGTGCTGAAACGGTGTTTGAGTTCTGATCAAAAAACAGTGTTAGACGTTGAGCTTCTGAGGTAGGTAACACTGTGATATCAAGTTCAATTAGCACACCATTTTCTTTTGGATATACTGATTGTCTTTCTAATCTTACTCTAGGATCTTGTTGAATAGTTCTTTGTAGTTCTTGTTCAATATCTCGCATAACTGAATCAGTCATTGGTTCAAATATTATGTTCCATAATGAAGTTCCGTAGTTAGGATTACCAGGTTTTTCTCCCTGTTTAATTAATAGACTGTTAAGCACATCTCGTTTGACTAATTCGTAGTCTTCTAAACGAAATTTCTTATTTTGATCTATTGTGTTAAATCCGTAGTAGGTTGCCATAGTAGTATTTATTACCTAGAAAGATGTCATTGTTGGACCAGACGATCCAGTGATAAGAGGATTGCCAATGGTTGTATTAACAGTGTCTTTTACACCTTGATCATTAATTGTATTTGAATATCCACCTGGTGAGCTAAATGCTGACACTGTGGTAGACACTTTTTCATCTGTAAATGCTACAGCAAACTGTCCATCTCTCACAGTCTGTGATATTCCATTTTTAATTTCTGAATTTAAATCTCTACCTTTAGCCCATGCAACAGCATTATTCACACCATACTCTACTGAGCCTGTGAGTATACCACCTAAGTCTCCGGGTGCTTCTGTGCCTTTTAATATACCGTTGGATCTTAATTTTGAGAAACTGTCTTGCATGGTCAACTGCACTGCTGACTCCTGTGCTGACTTTGAATTTAAAAATGCTGGTAAGTTACTGATGCCATCTTTTTCTGTCCAGAAGTTAGTGTTGTTTAATAACTTTTCAGTGTCTGTAGGGTCACCAAGATAGTTTGCTACTGTGCCTGGTGTTAGATAGCCTGCACGTTCTAATTGTTCTGCTGATAGACCAAACTTACCTGCACCTTTTGCTAGACTAAAGTCTAGATAATCTTGTGCAGTGTTTTTAGCAATCTGTGCTTTGATACCTGTTAATTGATCTTGATTCAGTGTGCCAATTTCAGCAGTTGCTCTTTCTACACCAGTGTAGTCATCAATGGCAATACCGTTAGGTGAAAATTGTGCCGCTGACTGTAGAGCTTCTGTAGTATATTCAGGAAATTCTGTGTTTAATGTTCCTGTGTAGTCTACAGAGTTCTGTATTCCTCTGTTGTGATATGGCCATGGTTCATGTGAGGGCACTCTGGTAGCAATAGTTTCTAGTTTTCCGCTTTCTGCTGTCCATTCAGATTTATAATCTGTGTCTGCTACTTTATTTTTTCTTATACCTGTGGCCGCTGATACTGGAACGCCTGCACCTGAATTAAGTGAAATACAGTCTGCTGACAGCACCATGCTATCTCCGCCGTCAAATGATCCTACTTCTTCTGCGTCCAGTGCTAAAATATTATCCGAACGTGCCACTAATTTTAATTTTGCATATAATTTTAATTCTGCTTCACTGCGAATACTTGTTAGTGTAGACTCTAATTTCATATGAGCCTTACTTAAGGCATTAAAATTTCTACCTGCATACATGTTAATGTCATTGTCAGCGTGTAGGTTAATATCACCTTTGGTTCTTACGTTAACTGAATTAGTAGAAAATACATCTAGTGTTCCTTCTTTGCCTAGTTCAACCCAACTGTGTCCATTAGCATGTGTAATATAAATTGATTCACCACTGTCACTGAGTGTAATCTGATGTCCTGCTGATGTTCTAATACGAACTAATTTATCATTGCCATCTTGATCACCATCGTCCATGACAAAACTGTGTCCACCTAGTCTGGTTAATGTTTTAACTTGATTAGCGTCAGCATATATTGCTGGACCTGGTGTAGAAAAGCCAAATACTCTACTAGGTGATTCTCTGTGGCTTGATGAACCTATAGGACCTCTGATAGGATCTCTTAATAGACCTTGAAACTGTAGTTGTCCTGTTAAAATATCATGCACAGGTTTAGCTCTGTCATAGAACAGAGGATCTTCAGTTATATCTTCTGACTGTAAATTAATTTCACCTACTGGTAATTTATTATATGAATCGCCCCAATTTGATGTTTTATCATAATTTCTTGTGGCACCAATTGCAGGTAGCATGTGTCCAACACCTGGTTCCATGATACTGCCTAGATAATAACCTAGATTAGGATCACCGTTGGCAAAGAAACATAATACTTTAGTGCCAACGTCTGGTGCTGACCACCACATACCATAACTTTGTCTATTGTAAAATTTACCTGTTCCTTCTTTAGGAAGATCAAGTGAGTCAGGATTAGTTATTCCCATATAAGGTGATAGATAATTAACAGTTCTCCAAGTGCCTGGATCATCTTCATTACCACCGTATGTTTCTAGATATACTTGTATACGTCCTGCACGTGTTGGATCAATATTATTTTTTACTATACCTATTAATGGACCTGAGGTAGTGACTGCACCGCCTTTATCATATTTGTAAGCGCCTGCTTGTCCAATATTTCTGTTTATATTTTCTGCCATGTGTCTATTTAACCTGAATCCTCATCCGGTGCAATTAATAATGTTGGTATGTAGTTAACATTGTCTACACTAGGACCGTTATTTAATGTTGAATTTGTAGATTCTTTAACATCAGGATATTGTTTTAACACACCTTGTATATCTTGTGTAAACACACCTTTTGAAAATTGGTTATTGACCTGTGTAATTTGATATATTAAGCCTTTATACACTCGACCCTGCTGAGTTGTTGTATTTGCTACTTCACTGGCATCTTTGAGTTCAATTGGTCTAATGTCTGCTTCGCCAGTTTCTTCATTGTAGTCTTCCATGGTATTATAATCAATTTCAATTAAAAACTCTCCAGAGTCATAATCAATTGAACCGTCTGGCAAATAACCTGGAGTATTGTCTTGAATACCTAAACTTCTCCAGAATATATCTCCCTGCTGTATATAATCAGGGTCACCTAAAATTTTCATGTTTAATAGTGCGTAGTCAGTTGGCGAATATAACACCGATGCCGCTCTGGCCGCTGGGTCTGCAGATAAATCACTGCCCTGTATCACTGTTTGATCAGGTGCTCCTGGTGATGTTGTTTCACCTATTGTAGAAATATCTGATTTATTCTGTGCCATTAATGGTGATGATGACACATAATAAAGAGCATTAAAGTCTACTTCGTAATTTAATATTTCTGTGTTTTCTCCAGTGAACCAATATTTGTATCTTTTATGAGTGCCACCAAACCTTCTTCTAGGAAATGCAGGTGATTTAACATCTGTTACAGCACTTGGTGTTATTTGATAAATGATTTTATAAGCATAATCTTTTCGAATTTCGTCCCAACCTAATACTCGAACCTTTGATGTTATTCTATACCACTGTAATAATTCATTTGAATTGTTGTCCCTAACAGCTCTGGTATTGGGATCAATATATTTTTTCTGTTGATCAGTGATCCAGGAACTTGATCTAATAACTTGATCTAACACATGTTGAATCTGACTACCTGCATTTAATGAAAAATCAATAACATTTTTCTTTACACCTTCTCTATTAGATATCAATGCAGGATTAACATTGGCCATGGCAGTTCTGTCTTTTCGAGTTGTGCCTAAAGGTTTTACTGTTGCTTCGCCAATACCACCGTTGAATTTAACTTCATATTCATTGGCTCTACTAATAATACCTTTGTCTGCTAGTTTACGCCATTCATTATTCAGTGACTCAAGCAGACCAGTTCTCAGTGTATTGTTTGCAGTGTTAGTAGTATCTCTACTTAATGTGCCGTTGAATACATCCTCGAGTGTCTGACCTTGCATAGCAAGTTGAACTTTGATTGTTGAATTCTTTTGTCCCATGGCCTGTAAGTGATTAATTGGCACTGCTTGACACATATATTCTACAGCACCTGTGGCGGCTCTTGTGGTAATATTAGTAAATTGAAATGGAATATATTTTTCTGTTAATGGTCTACTGGCAGTAACGTTGATTGTTCCGTCTGCTCCTGTGCTACCACCTGTTTCAACATCAGTTGTTGTTGCTGTTTGTGCTATGTCGTGTTCGCCATAAAAGCGTATGACCATGAGATAATGTTGTTTAATCCAATCACTGCCACCATTGGTTACGTTATCACCTTCGGCTCTCATCATTTGTTCACTGGCATTTTTTAATCTATTTAGAAATGTAAAGCCATATGGTTCAGTAATTTTAAAACTTAACTGTGTTACATTAGTAGCACCTCTGACCTGTTGAGGCATTAATGTATTAATTTCAATATCATCAATAAAATAATCTAGATCAAAGTTTTGATTTCTAATAGCACCACCAATGGTATAAGGATCGCCGGTAGTTGCTAGATCAGTTCCGCCTGGCGGTAGTCCACCACTGGCTAATATAGCACTAAATCCTTCTACTGATTTAACAGCCTGTGCATCCGCATCAGTAGCATTTGCTGTGTCGCCGTCATAACCCATCATGTCATTATATTGTCTTGGGGTAATCATGTATATGGTTACATTATATGTTGATGTGCCAAACTGCGACAGCATGTTACTGGTAGGAATAATTTCTTTGTCATAGCCTACCGCAACTTTAATATTATTTCTACCTGATGTCAGCGTTGGTTCTGTTGGTGTTTGACTGCCACTGTCTTCCTGAATAGCGTTATAGGTTTGATCATCAAACTCTGCTAGTCCACGAGTTGTTGTTTGATCTGCGGTTGAAACTGTTTCAACTGCCAACGGTGACTGTTCAGGACTGGTGCTAGGATTTTGTGTAGTTGCAAACTCTAATCTATTAACACTGTCGTCATCGGCAATTTGTCCTGCTGAATTAATACCGTCTTCGGGCAGAGGTTCTCTAGTGCCAATTTCATTTAATGCTGATTCTAGTTCGCTTCGTGCATCTGCTGTGTTGTTTCTTGACACAGCAAGGTCTGTGACTGCTTCAGTAACTCTACCGGAATAGTCTAGATCTCCACGACCTTCTAAAACTGTAGGAGTTTCTCTAGCTGTGTTGATATCTCTGATAGCATCACTGGCCGCTTCTAATAATTGATTACCTCTGTCAACGTCATTGGTTTGATTAACTGTGGCCAAATAACTGTTGATATCAGCAATAATTCTGTCAGATCTTGCACCTAAAGCATCACGCTGAAGTTCAATCTGTTTGACGTCGGCTTCTCTTATTGCCATATTAGAAACCTAATACTTTTTTAAGTGTTGAAATCTTAGGTAGGTAGATAGTTGTTCCTGTTTTAAAATCATATATAGGATCAACTATTGAATTTGGATTACGTTGAGCAAATACCCACCATAATTCAGAATCATCATATAAATCCTGTGCTAATAAATCAGGACGATGTTGATAGGTCTGCGTTATTGTATACTGTTGGTCATCACTATACTTTGGTATTCTACGATTCTGCATTACATCTAAATACCCGTCTGTTGTTCTTGTGGTATAGTATGGTGACTTTGATGAATATTTTGCCATTACCAGAAACCTCTTCTTAATCCTACACCATTGGCATAATCTTTGAGACTAAATTCATTACTCTGTCTCTTACGTGATACAATAGGATGCAGTGTTAACATAAATTCTATTTTAGTTGGAACATAACTTGATTGTGCATTAGCCAAATTACCAGCAGTTCCGCCATAATATCTATTTTCAGCACCTTTGCTTATGCCTTGTGTGAATAATTCAAATAATCTTGTTAATGGTGATCTATATCCATTTCTTGCTGTTCTTCGTTCGGATAAATTAATACCCTGTGACCCAGTTGTTCTTACATAGTCAACGTCGGGTGGTAACACATAGTTAAATTGTTGTATCACACAAGGCTGATTATTAAATTGATCATCACCAAAGCCTTCTAAAAATACCAAAGGTGGAGGATTTCCTCTGTTAGCGTCTTGTCCATAAAACATTTTAGTTGTTGAACGGAAAAAATGTATTGCGGCCAACAAGTAATCTGCTTCTTTAGTTGACTGTGCAGTAAATGTTCCTGTGATCTGTATGTCTGAGATTTGACTTGATTGATAGAAATACTGTTTATGATTTGAATGTGTTGGTGTAGTTTCACTATAATTTGCTTGATAGTTAACCATGACCTGTGGAGTATATGGAAATATTACTCCGTCTGTAGCACCCAATGGTTTTAGTGTGCCTTCATATTTTAAAGGACTACCATTGGCTAGACGTATTCTAAATCTCCAGTCTTCACTTGCACCTGTAGTAGCTCCTGTAGCTCCTGTAGTTCCAGGTTGTGTGGGACCAACAAATTCTCTGTTGTTAGCCTGCTGTTGAACTGATCCAGGCGATAATGGGTTTTCTATCATTACTAATCTCCGTTTCTACTATTTATTAGTATAATAATAACCCAATATAATTGTCGCTTACCAAAAAAGGTTGACAGGGGTCCAATCGGCTGTATAATTAATACTATTGTTAACGGAGAAACTAACGTGTCAGAAGATAAAGTAATTACCAGAACCGGACGTAGAGTAAACTATCTCAACAACCGAGATATTCTTAAAGAAATACACAAGTCAAAAAAGACCTACTGTAGTTACACTAATATTGAAACTGATTCAGACTTTGATATTATTGTTCCTGATATTAAAAAAATTAATAAAACTAGAATTAAAGAAGCACGTCAGTTAAAGATCACTAAGTGGAAAAAAGAAACAGGCGAAGAATTAAATCCTAAAGATATAGCAGATACTGATCTAGTATTTCGTGTTATGACCTGGGACCATATTCCTCTAGTGCCTAAAAAGCCTACTAAAGCACAGTTAAAGAAACGTGCTAAGATCGAAGAAATGTTTGATGACATTGAAGAAGCTAGAGATCAAGAGGACTATGGCATTGATGATCATGTTCATACCAAAGTTAACTTTCCACCATTCCAGCACTACAGAGTTGACGAAAAGGGTGAACCATATCTAGTAGGACAGAGTCATTGGCGAGGTAATTTTGAAACAGGTAAGTTTTCAAAAGATCACGGACAAATGACTGACAAGCTGGCGCACATGTTCGTTAAACTGTGTGAACGCTATGCTACTAGATCAAACTGGCGTGGATATACATATAACGAGGAAATGCGTGGACAGGCTTTACTACAGTTAAGTCAAATTGGTCTACAGTTTGATGAGTCAAAATCGGACAACCCATTTGCTTATTACACTGCGGCCATTACTAATTCATTTACTCGTGTGCTTAATATTGAAAAGAAAAACCAAAGCATCAGAGATGATATCTTAGAAATGAACGGATTGAATCCAAGTTGGACTAGACAAAACGCCAACGTTGATGCTAAACTAGATGATAAGTTTTACGAAAAACAACGAGAGAAGCAAAAAGAAAAACAAAAATCAAAATAACTACTAAGGAAGGTTATGGCGAATCTATTTAAAAAGGCGGCTGTCCTTACAGATATCCATTTTGGATTGAAGTCAAACAGTCAAACACACAACGAAGACTGCTTAGGTTTTGTTAAATGGTTTATCGAAAAAGCCAAAGCGGAAGGTTGCGAAACCTGTATCATGATGGGCGATTGGCACAACAATCGTGCCGCAATCAATATTGTTACACTCAACTATAGTTTAACAGCACTAGAACTACTGGGCGATGCTTTTGATCGTGTGTTCTTTATTCCAGGTAATCACGATTTGTATTATAGAGACAAGCGTGACATACAATCTGCGGCCTGGGCCAAACATATCAAAAACGTCCACATCATGAACGACTTCTACTCAGAAGGTGATGTTCAATTTATACCTTGGCTAGTAGGTGATGAGGCTAAAAAAGTTAAGAAGATGGAGGGCAAGTATGCTTTTGGACATTTAGAGTTACCTCACTTCTTTATGAATGCTATGGTGCAGATGCCAGACACGGGCGAGATACAGCGTGAAGACTTCCGTGGCTTAGAACATGTGTATACAGGACACTTCCATAAACGTCAAAGTCACAATAACATTATCTATACTGGTAATTGCTTTCCTCACAACTATGCTGACGCAGGTGACGATGACAGAGGTATGACCATTGTTGAATGGGGCAAGGATCCTGTGTATCATTCATGGCCTCAACAACCTAGATACAGAGTCTATAACTTAGATGAAATGCTAAACAATCCTGAAGAGTTATGCAAAGAAAAAATGCACATTCGTGTAAACCTAAACATTGATATCAGTTATGAAGAAGCAAGTTTTATTCGTGAGGAGTTTGTAGGCAAATATAATCTCAGAGAACTTACACTGATACCTGTTAAAAAAGATGTAGAGTTTGCAGATGTTCAGCCAGGTGAACTAAAGTTTGAATCAGTAGATACTATTGTTACTAATCAGTTAACATCAATAGAAAGCGATCATTACGATCCTAAACTACTATTAGAAATTTACAGAGATCTATAATGTCTAAATTGTGGCCTATTAAAAGTGACACTGCTTGTCTATTAAAATGGGGATGGTCTTCTGTGCGACTAGATACTGCAACTACTGCAAGTTGCCATAGATGTAGACCACACCCTATTACATTAGATACATTTGATGACTTTCATAATACCCCAGGACAAATTAGAGATAGAGAAAAAATGTTAGATGGTCAGTGGCCTGGTGACGGAACAGGTTGTGAATACTGTAGAGATATTGAAGCAGTAGGAGGAGTTAGTGATCGGCAAGAACAATTAAGTCAACTGCAAGACCCAGATATAGTTCCTCAAGAATTATTATCAGATCCAACTGCTACACATATTGATCCAACAATGTTGGAAGTCTACTTTAGAAATACTTGTAATATGAGTTGCGTTTATTGTAGTCCTGAATACAGTAGTCAAATTGAAACTGAGTTTAAACGTTATGGTGATGCTAGAGAAAAAGTTGGCATAACTGATCAAATAAAATTTGTTAAAACTACTAATATCCCAGAAATGACTAGTCGTCTATGGAAATATCTAGAAGAAAATGATCGCTATCTAAAATTAAGAAGATTTCATATATTAGGCGGTGAGCCTTTTTTACTACAAGAGTTAGATCAAACTATTGACTTCTTTAATTGTAATCCTAATCCTAATCTAGTATTATCTGTATTTTCTAATCTTAGCATTCCCCCAAAACAAATTGCCAAGTATATTGAAAGATTTCAATCACTGGTTGAAAGAAAAAGCATTTGGAAATTACAAATAACTGGAAGTGTAGATGGGTGGTCACCTGAACAAGAATATGCTAGATACGGATTAGACTTAGATAGATGGGAAGAAAACTTTACAATGTTTGCTAAAAAGCCATGGACTACTATGAGTATTCACAGCGTTCTATCAGCGTTGACTCTTAAAGGATTACCAAAGTTAATGGATAAAGTAAATGAATGGAATAAGCTAATACCGCATGATGAAAAAATAATGTTAAGTTCAGCAATTAATAAAGATTTAACATCACCATTATGGTTTGGTCCTGGGTATTTTGAAGAATATCTAGAACAGTCTGCGAAAAAACTTAACACACAACAAGCTAATCATTTACTAAGTCTTAAGAAAAAAATTGAAAGTCAACTACAGAATGTTGATATGATCAAACGATTACAAGATTATCTAACAGAATTAGACACTAGAAGAAACACTGATTGGCGGAAAACATTCAGTTGGTTAGATAAAGACTTTTAAATGCTGACAATGATGTTACAATAATAAGATATGTTTAGACTAAAGAACTTAACAGTTAAAAACTTTATGAGTGTAGGTAATGCTACACAGGCAGTTAACTTTGATCGTAAAGATCTAACATTGGTCTTAGGTGTTAATATCGATCTCGGAGGCGATGATAGTGGCGCCCGTAACGGAACCGGTAAGACCACTATCATTAACGCCCTTTCATATGCACTGTTTGGCCAAGCACTGACCAATATCAAACGTGATAACTTGATCAACAAAACTAACTCAAAAGGTATGTTAGTCAGTTTAGATTTTGAACACGACGGACAACAGTATAAAATAGAACGTGGACGTAAGAAAAATGTCATGCGTTTTTATGTAGGAGACACTGAACAAGAAATCTCTGATATGGCACAGGGTGATAGCCGTGAAACACAGAAACAAATAGAACACATGCTAGGTATGAGCCATGAGATGTTTAAGCATTTGGTTGCGTTAAACACTTATACAGAACCTTTTCTTAATCTTAGAGCAAACGACCAAAAAGATATTATTGAACAGTTGCTTGGTATTACCATGCTGAGTGAAAAAGCAGACGCACTTAAAGAACGTTTAAAAGAAACTAGAGATCGAATCAAGGAAGAAGAGTATCGCATCAAAGCACAGCAAGAAGCCAATGCTAAGATCAAAGATCAAATTGAAGGGCTCAAACGTAGACAAACACTGTGGATTCAGAAGAAAGAAGATGATATTGATTATCTAAATGCAGGACTGGCAAAACTAGAAGAAATTGATATTGAAGCAGAATTAGAACTACACAAAGAACTTAAGACATGGAAGGAACAATCTACACAGATAGAACAAGTTCAAACAGCAATCAAACAAGCAGAGCGTGACTATAAACGTGAAGAGTCTGCAATAGCAAATCTTACTGGTGACGTAGAAAGTCTGCGTGATCATAAATGTCATGCTTGTGGACAAGAAGTGCATGACGACAAACATGCTGATATTCTAGCACAAAAAGAAGCAAGTCTCAAAGATGCTGAACAAGAACATGCTAAACATTTTGAAACATATCAAGAACTAGTCAACGCAGAGAAAGAACTAGGTGCTTTAGGTGCTAGACCAGAAGTGTTCTACTCAGATGAAAAGGATGCTTATGAACATAAAAGTTCTATGGCTAACTTAGAATCACAGATTGAACAGCGTAAGCAAGAAGAAGATCCATACGATGAACAGATCAAAGAGATGGAAGAAAGTTCAGAGTCTGAGATCGACTATGCCACAATGAATGATCTAGAGAAACTGCGTGAGCATCAAGAGTTCTTACAAAAATTGTTAACAAACAAAGATAGTTTTATTAGAAAACGTATCATTGATCAAAACTTGAGTTATCTTAATTCACGGTTAAGTTATTATCTTGACAAGATTGGACTGCCACACACAGTCACCTTCCTTAGCGATCTGTCAGTAGAGATAACTGAACTTGGCCGTGAGTTAGATTTTGATAATTTAAGTAGAGGTGAGCGTAATAGATTGATACTTTCACTGTCGTGGTCATTCCGTGACGTATACGAAAGTTTATATGATCCAATTAACTTATTGTTCATTGATGAGTTGATTGACAGTGGTATGGACTCCAGCGGTGTTGAATCATCACTGGCAATACTTAAGAAAATGTCAAGAGAACACAACAAGTCAATATGGTTAGTATCACACAAAGATGAACTAGCAGGGCGTGTTAATAACATTATGACCGTTACTAAGGAAAATGGTTTTACTACCTACGGTAATGATGTTGAAACAGTATAACAATCCAAAGATCCTACATATAGAACCAACCACGGCCTGTAATGCGGCCTGTCCTGGTTGCGGTCGAGAAGACTCTAGGTTTTACAACGACAAAGAAAACAGCACAAGTCTAACCATAGACGATGTTAGAAATCTCAATGTTGACTTAATTAAAAATTTAGACAAGATGTTTATGTGTGGAGTGTTTGGCGATCCGGCGGCCAGTTCTATCTGTCATGACATATTCAAATACTTTAAAGAAGTTAATCCTACTATTGAACTAGGCATGAACACTAATGGTGGACTTAGATCCACAACATGGTGGCAGGAACTTGCGCCTTTAGTTGACTATGTTGTTTTTAGCATAGACGGTCTAGAGGACACTAATCATTTATATAGAAAAAATGTTAAATGGTCAAAGGTTGTTGAAAATGTAGAAGCATTTATATCAGCAGGCGGATCAGCACATTGGGATATGTTGATATTTGATCACAACAAACATCAAACAGCAGAGTGTGAACAACTAGCCAGAGACATGAAGTTTAAATGGTTTCGAACTAAAGTCAGTAAACGCTTAGACGAATATCCAATACACTGGCAAGGACAACTGCCTGATATTAAATGTCATGCACTCAAAGAACAGAGTTTATATCTTACGGCCACAGGAGAACTACTGCCTTGCTGTTTCTTTGGCACACTATTATTCACCGACGATCCTGTGAGAGATAATTTATTACAGGGAGATGTGTTTACTAATTTACAAGCAAACTGGTCTAGTGATCCGCACCCTGTGTGTAACACAAATTGTGGAGCCAGTAATATACACAATAACTTTGAAGATCAGTGGCGTTCAGAAATAGAACTATAAACCAAAAAACTGTTTAACTTCGTCTAATACTTCTCTGGTAGTTTGTTGGCCGTGCATAGTATCTGTATGCACATTGAATAATCGTTTGATCCAAAGATCAACAGGACTGTCAAACTTAATTTCTAAGTGTCCGTTATGTCCTAGGTAGTGACTGTGTTTTGGTGGAGGGTTATCAACATCAGCAATCTGTCTAAATTTATGTATGTGATGTTTAAGATCTACTTCGTTGATATAACATTTTTCTAATTCAAAAAACTTATCAGGATTTGATTCTCTAGCAAGATCTTTGCCATAGTGTTCTATGCGTAGGCTATTGTTGCCACCCTTAAGATCAACATCTACAAAAGTTTCCCAAGTAGTTTGGTCAGCTTCAAAACTATCTATCAGTGTATCGTTGATCCACACACGGATCTTTGGCCAGCCGTTGTTACTCTGGGACTTGTAGTTTAATTTTAGTTTTATATTTTCTGTTCTTAATTTTTCCATACGCTTCTTTTAATTTAAGCAGTTGGCTGTCCCCGTTCCAAATTTTATAACCAAGATCCATTAACACTTCCTGCATGACGATACGTCTACGTATTCTTTCCATGATATCTAAGTCAGGATTGTTTGGTAGTATCCAATCATATCCTTGAGCATCTATGCCTTCTCTGTGTATGTCGTCATACAAAGGTGTGCCTTCATCTATACTAGCAGTAGTGCCTAAGTTGACACCATAGATAGTGCCGTCAAGTGCATACTTTTTATATTCTCTAAACTTGTCTAGTCCTTGTTCAAAGTCTGCCAGTGTTTCACTTGGATAACCTACAATCATTAAGAAGTAGCAGTTCATGTTGTTACGATGTATTTCACTGAGCGTGTAGTCTAGGACATCATCATTGAAACCTTTTTTCATATGATCTCTAACACTTTCACTGAGACTTTCTACACCCATGGCCACACCATTCATACCTGCACGGCTAGCCATTTCAAAGTCTCGAGGTGGCATACTTTTACGATCACGCACAATAAACTGTCCGCCCCAATTGAATGTTCTATCAGGTAATCCATTGATTTGATAATAGTTAACTAGTTCTTGACAGAACTCTCTGAAACTGGCCATAGCACCATTGATCAAACTATCAGTAAACCAAAAGTTAGTGACACCGTATTTCTCATAGTGATAGATAAACTCTTCTGCCATGTTCTTACCAGAACGATATCTATATTTTCTCCATGCGGTGTGTATGTCACAGAAACTACACTTACGCACACAACCTCGACTGCCTGTTACAGGAATCTGCGGAGTGCCTGTGGTATACTTGTAACCTAGTCCAATAACATCATCATAGTTTGGATATGGTAGTTTATCTAGTTCATTGATTTGTTCAAAGTTATCATTGTCTAGTCCTGGCAAGTCTGTTGATCCTTTGAGTAGATCAATAATTACTCTTTCACCTTCGCCTCTGATATAGTGATCAACTAATTTGTTATCTAATAGGAAACTACCAAAGTCGTTTTGTTTTGCTGAAATACCGTTAGTGCTAAGTCCTGCACCACCTACAATGACTTTACCTTTGTATTGATCCTTTAATCTTATCAATAGTTCTTTTGTGAATATTTGACATTGAAAAGTAAAAACACTGATGCCTAACCATTTTGGATTTAATTTTAGTATTTCTGAAATTACTTTAACATAATATTGTTCTAGATAATCTCTAGTAGTTTTGGTTAATTCTGCATCATGATCATTGAGGCTAAAGTGTTGATCTAACTCTGTTTTTATGCTATCATCAGTGCATGTGGTATAAAGATCCAAGTTGAAATCTAAGACACGAGCAGTAAAGCCGTGGTCTTCACATATACCTTTTAGCAGGCTGGTGGCCGCAGGAGGATAAACTAATGATATCTGCGGAACATTTATGAATAATATATCTGTAGTCATAGCATTACTTATTTTAACATCATTTCAGGACAAATGATTTGTTTGATTACCAAAACATAGACGAATATCAATTAGAGATTACAACTTACTGTAATGCTAGTTGTCCACAGTGTCCTCGTAATGATCTAGGTGGCAAATTAAATCCTTACATGGACTTAGTCCACCTGGAACGTGGTGTGATTGATCGTGCATTTACACCTGAACTATGTTCAAGACTGAGACAGGTATTCTTCTGTGGCAGTTATGGCGATCCCATAGTGCATCCAGAGTTTCTAGACATACTAAAAGACTTCCGTCGTAAGAATCCCACCTTGTGGTTATATGTGCATACCAATGGTGGTGCTCATAACACTGCATACTGGCACGAGATGGCTGAGATAATGAATGGTTATGGTCAAGTAGATTTTGGCTTAGACGGATTAGAAGATACTCTACACCTGTATCGCAAGAATGTGGACTATGACAAAGTTATAGAAAATGCTCGAGCATTTATATCAGCAGGTGGTCGTGCTATGTGGCAAATGATCGTGTTCAAACACAACGAACATCAAGTTAAAGAAGCAGAACAACTAGCAAACGAAATGGGCTT